GGTGTCAAGGGAAGAATAGTTTCTACGAAACTGGCAACAGAAAGCACAGCAGATACTTTGTTTGTAAATTACGTCAATAGTGGTTCGTCTAACACTGAGACTACATTTAGACAAGGTGAGACTCTAGAGGTAGTTGATGGTGTCAACACTCCTTTACTCGTTGTAGGTACAGATGGTAGTGTTCTACCGACTAGTATTAAAATAACTGATCCTGACTCAGGTGAGGTAACCTCATTAGAAAGTCCTGCTATGGGATTTGGTTCTGCTGTTAAGGTAGAAGAAGGTATTTACTTTGTTAATGGTTATTTTGTTCGTTGTGATTCAGAACTATTAGTTATAGATGAATACTTTGATCTACCATCTGCTAAAGTTGGTTTTACAATTAAAGAAGAAATTGTAACTCCAGAAGAAGATGCATCTTTATATGACAATGCAATAGGTTCTTCTAACTATACTGCACCTGGCGGACATAGATTAAAAATATCCTTAGTATTAAAAGAATTTGCTCTTAATGCAATTACTGATAAGAATTTTATACAACTTCTTACAGTATCAAGAGGAGTAATCCAGAGAAAGATTGAATCAACAGATTTTAGTGTATTAGAACAAACACTTGCTCGTAGAACATTTGATGAATCTGGAGATTATGTTGTAGATAATTTCTCAGTAGATGTTCGAGAATGGGCACAGAAAGATGGTAATAGAGGTTTATATGCCTTAGATGCTTTTGGTTTATATAACGGATATAACGCATCTGAGTCTGCTAAAAAAATGGTTGCAAGCATAGGACCAGGTAAAGCATACATCAAGGGTTATGAGATAGTTAATAAGGAAACTAAGTATCTTGAAATTAATAAGGCAAGAGAAAGTCTTTCTACTGACAATGTAAATTTAAAATCTAAAGGTCTCCCATCATTCAGTGTAACTAATGTATTTGGTAGTGTTCCTTTAAACAAAGAAGGATCTGATCTTACTGCATATCCTGATGTGTTTTTATACAGCACATTTAACGATGGTTCTGTAGGATTAAACAATACAGAATTATCTACAGATCATAGACAAACAATTAGTAGAAGAGGTATTAATTTTACTCCTGACGATGGTATTAAAACTATCACTCTTCAAATATCAAACACTACTACACTTATAGGTTCTGTAACAGATGCAACATTTCAAAGTCAATTTGGAACTCTATATTATATCAAGACAAGAAGTGATGTTGGCACTCCAACAGCAATTGGTTCTTTTAAAACACTATCTTTTGCTACTACTAATAAACCACTTGTTAATTCATCAACAAACATTAAGTTCTTAGAACTTACAGTATATGGTCCTAAGAATGAATTAGAACAGTTATTGTTAGAATATGATTTATCTGATGGAGAATTAAATAGAAAGATATTTTTGACCGAAGCAGACGCTCAAACTAACAATTCTGGAGATGAATTTGGATTTATTGTAGATTATTCTCCTACTATCACACCTGTAATTGGTAAAGCAAAACCGAATAATTTCTTTTTAAAGCAAAGAGGTTCTGGTTTTAATTCAGATTCAGACATTGTGATATCTAAAGGTCGTCTTGCTGCGGGAACCAGTGCATACAATACAACATTTGGATTTTCATACTTTGACCCACAGTTCTTTACTAAAATAGTTTTAGAGTCAGTTCCTAGTGGAACAAATGCATTTGATGAAGGTAAGTATGTATTTGGTATTAACAGTGGTGCATACGGTGTTGTAGAAGGAACTGCATCTGGTGTTTATAGTACAGGTGTACTACTATATGTAAAAACTCTATCTGGTAGATTCTTACCTGGCGAAACAATTAGAGATGAAAGTGGCAGCACTGTAAGAATTGCAAGAGAAAATACAATATCACATTTTGTTGTACAAGATAGAGGATTAGGTTATGCTGAAGGTTGTTCTTTATTAATCAATGGTCTTGAATTTGATAGTTCTAAAATTGTATTATCTAGAACTACAGATGGTAAAATTTATAAAGCAGCTATTGGTAATAGATCTGCTGTAAACATAGAATATGCACAACCTCCTGCTGTAACTGCAAAAAATCCTGATGGAGCAGCAAATCCTTCTGCTGCAGCTAATTTTGAAGTAGTATTATACAGAGATACAGTAACAACATACACACCTCAAAATGTAAAATCTATAGGTTGTTCTTATGGTTCTGGTAATGCTAATACTTTTTCTGCAGACGTTGTTGTAGATAGTCAAAAATACTCTGAAATTAAAACTGTAACTGATTACTCATTTTTTGGTTCAGTAGGATCTACATTTATTGAATCAACAAGTTTTAGTGCAGATGCATCAACAGAAGTACAACAAGGTGATCTTGTACAATTCTCTGATGATAACAATGATCTTGTTCGTGCTATTGTACAATATGCTACACAACAGGAGGGATCATACAAATCTAGAATTTATCTAGATACAGCTTTACCCGCTGCAGTCACTAATGCAAGTATTGTTAGATTACGTCCAAAAGTAGACAATTCTACGAGTGGCACATTACTATATTCAACTGGTAGTAAACAAGTATCTCAAATATCTGCTGGTGGAAATGATACTAAGATTAAATATTATTTTCGTAGAGATTTTGTGACTACTGCAACTACAGGTGGTGGTACAATTACATTTGCTGCACAGTTACCATTTGGTACACAAAGATTTGCTGCATTTAGCGAAGAAAATTATATTATTACTGTTTTAGATCCTGGCGATGCACCTGACATTATTGAAGGTGATATTGTATATGTTAGTGAAGATTCTGTAAGCATTTCATCTGCTACTGATACTGCTAGTGGTCTTACATCTGGTAGTATTAGTTTAAGTTTACCAACAACATACTTTGGTACTATTCCTACAAACGGAACATTTCCTAAACTTAAGTTGACTGCAACTTTAGAAGTATCTAATGCAAAACCAAGACTTAAAACTGTAGTTAGAAACAAAAGAATTACAGTTACATCTGCTGGTGATCGTGTTGTGCCATTGAGAGGTACAGATTATGACACAGAGGTTGTAGAAATTTTATCTTATGCAGATGCTTTCAAATTAAATTACATATACGAAGGAACATCATCACAACCTCCTGAGATTGATACTGCTGGTAATATAATCTCTGGTACTGATGTAACATCTAGATATACATTTGATGATGGACAAAGAGATACAATCTACGATGTTTCTAGAATAGTTTTAAAACCTGGTTTTGAAGAAACTACAGGTCAACTTGTTATATCATTTGACTACTTTGAACATTCACAAGGTGATTTCTGTACTATTGATAGTTATCTACATGAAGCAGGAGTTGCAGAAGATGAAATTCCAACATTTGATTCATCTGTTCTTGGTATTGTGGAATTAAAAAATGTAATAGACTTTAGACCTAAGGTTGATAGTTCCACTATTATACCTGGTTTTCTTGATACTTCTACTTTAGAAGTAACAACTGGATCTTTCTCTGGTGCTGGTGCTATAGTTTCTAGTAGTCCTGCTCCCGATAGAAATTTAGAATACACATTCTCATTCAGTCAAGTCCAATACTTAGATCGTATTGATGGTATATTTTTAGATAAGAAAGGTCAGTTTATAGTTAAAGAAGGTAACTCATCACTCAATCCAACTAAACCAGATACATTAGAAGATGCTGTGCCATTGTTCTACGCATATATTCCTGCATTTACTAAAACAAGTAAAGATGTAAGAATTACTCCTGTAGATAATCGTCGTTATACAATGCGTGACATTGGTAAGTTAGAAAAACGTATTGAGAGATTAGAATACTATACCACACTTAGCATACTAGAACAGCAAGCACTTAACATGCAAGTTAAGGACGAGATTGGTCTAGACAGATTTAAGTCTGGTTTTGTTGTTGATAATTTTGAAGCACATAAAGTTGGTAGTCTTAGGTCATTAGATTATCGTTGTGCTATTGATGCTCAACAATCTGTTTTACGTCCACAATCTAAAGAAGATTCTGTAGGATTGGTAGAAGTTAATACAAGAGAAGATCAAAGAGCAGTATCTGGATATAAGAAAACAGGACATATGGTGACATTACCATATTCTCCACTATCTTTATTAGGAAATAGTTTTGCTTCTACTACAGTAAATCCAAATCCTTTCGTTGTTTTACAATATGTTGGTGATGGCGATGTGTCTCCATCAATAGATCAATGGTATGACGATAGTATAGAACCAGTTGTTGTAGATACAAATACAGATTTATTCAATATATTCTTGGCAAAAGAAAGTGTAAAAGAAAGTTTTTCTAGTTTACATAATTCATTTGTTATTAACTGGGTAGGTGCATCATCTTCCTTTACTGCAATTAATTCATTAGGAGAAGTTAATACACAAGTTGCTAATACATCTGTACAAAGTGCTTCAGTTGGAAGTTCTTCTAATATTAGTCCATCAAATAATGAAGTTGGTAAAGGACTACAAACTAAAACTGTTGGTGATAATATAGTTTCAACATCTCTATCATTCTTTACGAGAAGTAAACCTATCAAATTTAAAGTTGGTAGAATGAAACCTAATACAAGACTATATGTTTTCTTAGAGGGTAGAGATATTAGTCGTTGGGTCAACCCTGATCTTAGATATACTGGTATTGCAGGAAACTCTCTATCAGCATTCAACGGTCCTATAACTACAGATGAATATGGTAATGCATCTGGTTTAATTATTTTACCAGCAGGATCACCTCCTAATGAAAATGCTGTATGGGGTGGAGATATTGATACTGTTGGATATGATGCATCAGCAGAAGAATTAAACTTTACTGTTGGAACTCTAACATTCAGATTTACATCTAGTGCTACTAATGCATTAAAAACAGATGTTGACAGTTATACAGAAGTTAAGTACCATGCTACTGGTATTCTTCCAGAAAATCCTTCCAGTATTGTATCTACAAAACCATCTATCTTTAAATCCAATGAAGGTGTACAGTTAATTGAAAGTAATACTGACAATCCTATAAGACCTAATCCTCTTGCACAAACATTTAAGATAGAAAATTTAGATGGTGGTTGTTTCATAACTGGTGTTGATCTTTACTTTAATAAGAAAAGTGCAACTATACCAGTAAAAACATACATTACAAATGTAGATGCTGAAAAACCAGCAAAAAATATTGTACCTGGCAGTGAAAAAACATTAACACCAAATACTTTCCTTAAGTGTTTTGCTAGTGGTAACATGGCAATTTACAAAGATGAGAATGTTACTGGTGCATCTTCTACTGCATCAGGTCCTATACTTAAAGTATTTGATAAGAATAATGTAGAGTTAGTTGCTACTGCCTCTGGTAAATATAGTCTTACTAATGAACAGTGTTATACTGTTGTTTTAAGTAATCATAATGGTAAATCATTCTTACCAAACGAAGATTTAGTTATTCCATCTGTAACTCTTTCTAATGCAACTGATGGTACAGATTTTATTCTTGCTATTGCAAAGGATAGTGGTAAGTTATCCGATATTAGAGTTACTAATCCTGGTCTTAATTATGACAGTGCAATTCTAACAATAGAAAGTCCACAATTACCTGGTGGATCTACTGCTACAGCAAGTATTGAAGTGTCTGGTGGTAAAATTTACAATGCTGAGATAGCACTTAGTGGATTTGGATATACAGAAGCACCTTCAGTTGTTGTGAAAGGTGTCGGAAATGGTGCTGGAGGGTGTGAAATAGAAACCTTTATAGAAATAGATACACCAGCAGTTAGAATGGGTGTAGCGGTTGATACAGAGGGAGTTACACAATCAACGACTCCTTCACATTTTGGATTTGATTATCCAGTGTATCTACAAAATGATACAGAATATGCTCTTGTAATTGAGACAGATTCTATTGACTATGAGTTATGGTCATCCAAGTTAGGTGAAACCGATATAGCAACAAGTACGGTCATCACAACCCAACCTTCACTAGGTTCGGTATACCGATCACAAAATACTGAAAGTTGGACAGAAGATATATTTGAGGATCTTAAATTCACAATGTACCGTGCAGAGTTTAATACATCTAGACCAGCAGAACTTTTAGTTAAAAATGATAGTCTTGGATATGAATTATTAGAGAGTAATCCATTTGAAACTAATGCAAGTGCAAATACAAATTCCACTTCTAAACTATTCAAAAATAATAACTCTATTGTTAAAGTAACTCATAGAGATCATGGATTTGAAGATAGTGGTAAGTCATATGTATTTTATAGAACTGCATCAGAAATTGGTGGTGTAACTGCATCTATTTTAAATACTACACTATTCCAAATAAGCAACTCTGGTGTTGATTCATATAATATACAGTCAAGTTCTCAAGCTGCTGGTAATTCTGTTGGAGGTGGAGATTTTGTTTATGCTTCTTTCAATAGAAAATATGAAACATTATATCCACAAGTATCATACTTAACATTTACTGGAACTACTTTAGACACTAGTGTTAAGACAACTGATGTTATTCCTGTTGATTCCACAACAACAAATTATACCTCATATTCACAATCAGAATATGAAAAGACATTTTTAAATGAACCACATTATTTTACTAATCAAAAATTTATTGCATCTAGTATTAATGAAACTTTGAATAATGTAAATCAGTCACTTACATATAAAATGACTTTATCGTCTAATGTGTCTCATTTAAGTCCAGCAATAGATTTGTCAAGTGCTACTGTCAAAACGGTAAGCAATAGAATTGAAAATGCTACTGGACAAGAAGATAGATTTGGTAGAAGGGATCAGATTATAGAATTTTTCCCTGTATATCAATTTAATCTTGCTGGTAATGGTGCAACACAATTACAAGCAGACCAAACAATCAAAGGTTTAACTACAAAAACAACTGGTACTATTGCAAGAGTTAATGGTAGTGTTGTGTATGTTAGAGTTAAAACAAGTCAATTCTTTAAGAAAGGAGAAACAGTAACATTAGGAAATCAATTAGATCTTACAAGTGTTACTGTAGACTCAAATCCATCACAAGTATTTGCAACTATTGCTGATGCATCTACTATTGTTGCACGTAATCCAAACGTATTGAACGAAACTTATGATAACGTCATTACTGGTAAAGCAACTATTTGGAATACTCAAACACAACAGTTAACATTAAGAGTTGATGTAAATCCTATTAATGATAGTTTTACTGATAGAATTATAGACAGTACTCTTTATAATAGAAATGCAGTAACTGGAGATCAACTTGCTGATATATTCCGTGTAGGAGACTTTATTAAATATCCTACTCAACCAGATGAAGAGAATGCATATCTTGAGGTTGGAAAGGTATTGTATACAAATGGATTAGATTTTGTTGCTGAGGATACATCTAAAAATGGTTCTGCTATTGCTAAGTATGTAACTAAAGAAGTTACTATACAAAGTCCTGCAACTGCTATTGATGTACATCTATTAGCAAATGTTAGAGATATTAGTGATCTTCAAGTATTCTATAAGTTTAAGAAAGCTTCTAGTCAAGAGAATTTTGAAGATATTGATTGGATATATTTTAATACATCAGGAGAACCAGATGTCTTTGATATAGCAACAAGTGAGAATACTATATCGGGTATTGTAGAGAAACAATCTTCTTATCAAGATTTGAAATATAGTGCTTCTAATTTACCAGAATATTCATCATTCGCTATCAAGGTTGTAATGAAAGGCGTAGATCCTTCCTACGTTCCTAAAGTTCAAGATATAAGAGCAGTCGCTGCGTTCTAATTTCCGCATATGGAATTTGTGAAAGTTTCTGGACATGATGG